GCTACGTTGTTTTCTACAACAGTCCATGCATTATACCACTCTATTAAAATCTCTAAACGTTCATGTGTTTTATTAAGATCATCAAAACGTCCACACCAAGATGCCACTATTTTGTCTCTTTCTATAACACTTTTCACTTTACCATCACCATCATCAATAATAACCTCAACAGGATTTTTGTAAATATAGATTGAACATAATGATTCAGATGTAGTGGTTTTACCTTCACCCACTGGATCCACGGAAGCATAATACATACCAAAAGGTGGATCTTTATGAGGTCTTTCATAAATACATAAAACCCCTTCTTTATCCTCAGTTTTTCTAGAAATAGGGAATTCCATAATAGGAATTTTTCTAGATGGTTTATCTACAATTTGCCCATTAGAATCTCTGGAAAGTTCTAAATACTCTACAGGATATTCTTTATCCTGTATACGTTGCATTTGTTTTGATAATAAATGTTTTGGAAAAATGGAAAGCTTCCTTGTAGCAAAAGCCTCTTCTATATTTCTAGGAGACTGTGAAATAGTTAACTGATAGGCGGCAGGTTCTAAGTCTTTTTTTAGTTTTTCAAACTCTTTCTCAAGAGCTTCTAAAGCTTCTTCCACTTTAGAATTACCATATTTATCTATGTAAGGAGGCATACTCCATTGTTCTGGAATAAACAATCCTGTTACACCAATAGTTCCTTTAGAGTCTAATAAATTAGAAGTGACACCATAAAATCCATTTTCTTCAGGTCTTTCTATATAAAGTTTTAAAGGTTCACATTGATCAAGATCACCCACTGATCCAGCAGCTATAAACTGACCAGTGATCATATGACCAGATTTTAAGGCTGGTTTCATAAATCCATATGTGTCATCCATCTTAGGAGCAATACCAGCTTCCTCGTGAAAGAAATAAGTTACTGGACCACCGACCCCATTAGTTGGGTTTTTCTCAAATGAATAAGCATTAATAGTTCCTTTTAAACCTTTATAAGTGTCTCTACCATTTATCCTCACTTTAATCTGTTGCTGCCAAGATCCCACTTTATCAGGTTCTGATGGACGATACCATGCTGTATGTTGGTTTAAAAAATTACGGTATTCATCTAAAAATTTCCAAGAACCTTTTTCATTAATATAATCTTTAAGGCTAGCTCCTAGTTTTAAAACAGCTCCTTCTTCAAATACCCAATGGTTTATAAACTTAGCCATATGGTAATAAGAAGATGCAATCTGACGTTTCTTTAAAACAACTGCATGTTTATAATGAAGCTCAGCTAAAAGCTCATAAAGAGCCATATGATACTGAGCATCTCTCACTTTAGCAAAATCAAACTTTTTTTCTTCTTTATCATAAATAGGAAGAAAGTTTAACCACATATAATATTCTCTTGTAATATACCAGGTTTTATCTCCACTCTTAACAATTATACCATTCCTACATTTATGTTTTTGTAAATCCCAATAATGTATAAAATCTTTTGTTTTAAAAGGAGCTGAGCAATAATAACCTTGTTTTTGAAACTTCCTACCCTCTTCATTAAACACTAAAGAATTCTCATCAAAATCATATTTACCTGGCTCAATAAATAAAGGGATTAAAAAATCCCTAAATTCTTCACGAGTTTGAAACACAGTGGTGCTCCAAGTATTATTTTCATATGTATATATTTCTTTATAATTACTCATCCTGTTTAATCTTATCTAAAAAATTGGCATCGGTTGCCACTTTATTTATTAGTTCTGTTAATACTTCAATTCTAGAAGAACTAATAACACCTTTTACTTTTGGTTTATTCCAATAATCATTTATTAATTCTCTAGGAATAGCATTCCAAAGGTTTGTATACTCGTTAAAATGAAATACATAATCATGTATACTTCTTGCCATATTTATTGTTTTTTCTTTATAAGGACAATTAAAACATCCATTACCACAACAATATCCTCTATTTAATAAAAATTCTCTACTTAATGGTTTATTTGCCATACTCAAAATCTAATATTTTTCCCACAAGATCACTTCTATGGTTTTCTTTTAATTTAACCCATTGAATTTCTTGTATTTTTTTAGAAAGCTCTATTACATAACTAAGACCATTAAAACTTTCTTTAATGTCTTTTTGCTCATTATCTCCATTAATAATAATCTTACCAGTTTTACCAAGTCTAGTTAACAAAGCTAAGATTTCATGTTTAGTTAAATTCTGTGCCTCCTCTATAACTAAAACATCATCTATAGTTTTACCACGTATAAACTGTACAGGAGAAGCTATTATCTTTTGGTCAATGACTAGCTGCTCCACTCTAGTTTTATCATAACATTTTACTAAGTTTTCAATAAATGCTTCTAGATAGGGGTTAAATTTTTCAGAAAGGCCCCCTGGTAAAAATCCTAAAGATGTTCCCACCTCCACAGCAGCTCTTGTAACAAAGACTTTTTCACATTCTTTTTTAAAGAGAAAATCTAACGCCACTTGAGCAGACACTAAAGACTTTCCACAGCCAGCTCTACCAGTAATAATAACTATTTGATTTTCCCTAATAAGCCTCTTGGCTTCTTTCTGTTCTTCATTTAACTCAATAGAATACTTAATTTCATTTTTACGCTGTCTGTTTGGTTCTTTCATAAATATGTATTACACTTTAAAAGGTTAAAATTATTGATCGTAAGCCATATTTTGCCCACCTCTCACTTTTGAATCTTGTTCTTCTTGGAGGTCTTTATACACTCCTTTAAAAGACTGTCTCACCATATCAAATCTTTCAGCAATCTTTAATAAAGATGTAGCTGATCCATCTCTTCCAAAGGTAGGAGTTTCTGTAGCCAAAACCTTCCCTAAGTTATCAAGAGCTATTTTAATACCTTGGTAAGCCCTATATGTAGGAGTTTCATACATTTTTCTACACATAGCTAAGGCTGTAATTATTAAATCATCCTCCCCTGAAAACTCTCCATCTATTTCTTTTAAAATAAATTCTTCTTTTTCTGTTTCCAGCATATCAAAAAATGGATTAAGATCTGGATTGGGACAAGTCATATAAAACAAATAAGCATAAACTTTAGGAGCTTCTTCCCCATAATAATCTATAATATCTTTTAAAAACTTCAATGTATAACAATGCTCACTAGGAATCACTTTACCATTGGATATATCAAATAATCTTATCATGTTCTTCTAAATGTTACGTTTTTTCTAATCTTTATGTCTTTATGTGTAAACTGCCAAAGTTCACATGTTTTATCTATTATAATAGTATACACGGTATCTGTTTCATGACCATAGTCTGTAATAATCCAAATAACACCATCACCTTTAGGAGTGGTCACTTCCACTCTATTAATTGGTTCATATATCATCATATGTTACAGTAGTTTTATCATCTCTTTCACAAAGAGTTTTATATAATTGTTTATCTCTACTCCATTCTGAACCTGTCCACCATTCAAAACCATAAAAGTCTGACTTATACAAACAACATTGTTCATAACCTCCTAAAATATATACATATTTACATTCTAAAATCTTTGCTATTTCACACTCATACATCTGAGCCACCTTGCCTAAAGAAAGACTAGGTTCTTCATAATCCCAGACAAACTGTGTTGCTACTAAAGCATCATTATATTTTTCTACACATGAAAACCCAATAACATTCCCCATGTAACTATACTCAACAATATGACCAGTAAAGAGTTGTTCCCATGTAATTGTTCTTAAAAACCCACGGTGACTTAAATACTTCTCATATAGTTCACGATAGATAAGTTTATCATCAAACTCTTTATACAAAAAATTAATAAGTCTAGCTTTTTTTCTTGTAGTTTCATGTGGTTTATAATCACTTAACTTTATTCTTACAGATCTAATATTATACCATAAGTCTTCCCACGGTATCCATCCTTTATCTAAAGCATCTGAAGGATTTTCTCCATTTTCAAGAATACCATAAGGTTGTGAATAAATAAAATCTTGATCACTCACTTTACCAAAACCATTAATGTGATCAAATACTACTTTCATTAGTGCTTTACTTTTATTTTGTGGCGATTATCCTCTAGCCAATGTAAAAGATTAATAATCTCTGATTTTAAATATGGAAGATCATATTGTACAATATCTTTAACTACAGGATCTCCATTACTATCAAGCTCTGTTATAGGGTTGTCAAACTTATCCCTACCCACTTCCTCAAACATTATATGATGAATAGTTAGCACTCCTGGTTTTAATTTAGGATTGTGCTTTAATATAATATACATATAAAGACTCAACTGTAATGCATAGTGGTTTAAATTACAATCGTCTAAATGAGACACTGGTGGTAACATTTTTTGTGTTATTCCATCCCAGCTGGTAAATCCTTCCAACTTAATCTCTTTGTTTGTCTTATAATCTGTTATATGTACAAACCCATCTATCACTTCTACAAGATCTGATTGCCCACAAAGTCCTGCTGATTTTAAATAAACCATATGTTCTGGGTAGACACCGTCCGTAAGCTTTTGATTAGGAGAATACTTGATTCCTTCCACTTCTATTGGTGTAAAAACGGGTACTGTCTTTCCATGTCTTTCCATATCTTGAAAATCACAAATATCTTTTTCACGACAATTGTGATACCATGTTCCAAGTGTTGTAGCTCTTAGTGCTTCATTTTTCCAGGCAGTTTTTATATCCTCTGGAGTCATTCCATACCATTTCGAGTTTCTTTTTTTAGAAGATTTCTCTGCAATCTTATCAGCATCAAACGGTTGTTTAAACTGTCCAATAAAAGATGTTACAGATAACCACTCTTTTTCATGTTCATCAATACTTGTGTATTTATGATCATGAGCAGTGAATCTTAATATACTCATATACCTAATTTTTGTTTTAAAAGATCTTCTTCTTGTTGGGAAATCTCTGGCTCCCAATGGTGAAGATCACAACCAGCTGAAAGACTTCTAGTTTTAAAACCAAGACTACATCCACATCCTCCTTTCTCTATATGACAGCATGGTTGTGTACCTAAAATTAAACAGCCCTCTCCTGTCTCATCATAAAGATTAGAAGGGCATTTTCTACATATGTTCATTCTTTCCTCAGCAATAGCTTCTACATCTTCTTTCTTAAATATAGAATTAGTCACCCCCTCCACTATTTGGTTTTTGTTTTTCCAAACCCTTATTATATTTTGTTTTAGACTCATCTCTAGTAGTTTTATAAATTTTAACAAAATCTGCCCTTTGCTTCTCAGTATCTATTATACTTTGTAAATTTTTAAGATCAAAAAGTTTTTCAGCTGTTCTAAATCTAGCAGTGATTTGTTGTAAACCTTTCTGTTTGTTTTTTTCCTCAAACTGTTCAAACACTTTAACCTTTTCTTCTAATTTCCAATGTTTAATTACAAAATCTCCAAGATTTGTTACATGCACCCTAGAATGTTGAAGACTAGAAAGAGCTTGTCTCACCTCCTGCCAGTAATAAGAAACTATTTGTTTCACAATTTCTTCTGGTAGATTGGTTTTTTCAGCTACTTCTGGTATTAACTCTTTAGCTTTTTTAGGATGCAACGCACAAGAATTTAAAGTCTAATAATATGTTTCCTTTACTATGCACTTTAAGATCTGGGTGTAAAAATATTTTTTTCTTATTCTTTCCTTCTTTCTTTATAAGACCTTTCTTTTCTGATTTAGTGAGACAGTTTCTCACAGACTGGGCTGAGGAAAACAATCTTTTTTCATTAGCTTTATTACAAAAGCTAGTTAATTCTTGGTCTCCTTCTAAAGCTAAATATGTTAAACAGTCTAAGTCAGAATCACTTATCTGTATTTTATTAATGTAACAATGGGTTAAAATCTGATATTTTACTATCTGCCAAAGGTCCATTTTTACTCTCTTATCAACTTGGTTTACTAATGCCATTATATATCTAATTTAAAACTCATGTAATTTTCTTTTGTGTCATTCCAGTTTTCATGTAACAAAATAGGGAATGCTCCTATATTTTCAAATATTTTCCAACTGGCTCCTTGTCTAGCTTCTCCAGTGATGTAAGAGAAATTAAAACTTTCAGCCCATTTTATTCCTTCATTAACTATTTCATACCCCAATCCTTTTCCTCTGTAAGCTTCTATTATAGTGAAAGAATCTATATGCACTACATTATCACTTTGCCAGCTAAACAAAATTTCTCCTATTAACTCTCCTTTATCTTTGAACCAAATACCCTGAAACTTCTCCGCTTGTGACAACATGTATAATTTATACTGGTCATCCCAGCGGAGAGGTTTAGGATGTTCTTTCTCAAACTTAAATGTTTCCCTATAATCTTTTAGTTTATAAAGAGTGTTCATTTACTTTTTTAAAGATTTAGATTTTTTCTCAACTGTAGGGGCTTCATCTTTTAAAGACTCCACTGATTCTCCATCTGGAATAACAATAGTGTCTCCTTCTTTAAGTCCTTCCTCGGCAAGCTCAGGATTTAACTCCATATCCTCTTTTGTTAAAATGTGAGGAGTGCCTCCTTTATAAGAATCTTCTCTAGACCCTGGGTTGGTAATTTGTCCAATAATAGACAAAGCTTTTAACTCTTCTGCTTTTTCTATTGCAAGACTGGTGTTAATCTTCTGTAGTTCTAATTGAACTGATTTCACCTCAATCTGTTCTTTTAAGAAAGCAATCACTTCTTCTTTAGAAGGAGCTTTTGGTTGTTCTTGGTCTTTCATAATGCTTATTGGTTTTTAAAATTAAAAAGAGGGTTCCTCCCTATCTGGAAGATGACCCTCAATATTGTGTTTTATAAATATAGTTTGGAAAACATCAAACGGGGTGTCTATAACATATACATCACCCCCATTGGTAAAAACAGAAGTCTTTTCATATGCTAAAGCATCTGGTTCATCTGATGCCAATTTAATTGCTTCCACTATATCTAGCTTAAACATAAAAGGAAGCCACTTACCCTTGTCTTTTATATTTAATAGACTGGCTTCTTCTTGATCCATTGTTAAACACTGTATGTTACAAATGTGAATCATATTATTTTTGGTTTTTGCGTGAAATATGGTATTCATTATATGTTATATACTTACTACGATTGCTAGACTTTATAAACTGTTCTCCTAGCATTCTCTCAGCTAACCCATCTCTAACATCTATAACTGGAATGTTAACTGGCTCACCGTATTTGTTTGTCGTCTGTAAGTAATAACTTAACTGACTCTCTTGTTGGTTTTTTACAACTGCTGTCATAATACAATATACTTAAAAAGTTTAAACTATACAAATTTACTTCTATTATATGTAATAATAAAATATATTTTATTGTCTCTTTAAAAGACTGTTATTATAAGTCTTTCTTAAAATGAGATAGTTCTCAAGCTCACTCCTATGTACCCAGCTCACTAGCTTTTGACCATCACTACCAACACCTCCCTTGTAATAAGGAAAGGCAAGTTCATCAGAAGAAAGATCTCCCTCTTCAAATAAGTCTATCACACTGTCTAAGTCTGTGTAAATCACTTTATCTTTATTTTCCATAAATCAAATGTAAAACTATTTTTTATACAGCCAAACTTTAATTCTCTCGTGGGATCACTGGTGACCCCTATATAATACTATTAATATTAACTTATTACTATGTTAGGGGGTCACTGGTGCTACCTCTAGAAGTTTAAACACCCCCCGTAAGCTTTCTGTACAAAAGACCCCCCGTGGTAAAACTATTCTATATAGTAGTGTGTTGGGACCTACTACTTAAAGCTCCCCTCCTTACTCATAGGGCATTTGGTACCCGTACTTAAAATCTAAACTATATGATGACACTAAGACAATTTCTGGAAGTCTGTGGACTACAGAAAATCGACCTTTTAAAAGGTAAAGGTAGAGCATTTGCTTCTACTCCAGTAGGTACTATCTTCGTAGCTGAGAAGATAGACTGGAAAAAAGAAGTATTCATTACCCAACATCAGGGTGGTGAAGATAAAAAGGGTAAAAGCTATGAACACCTTAAAGGTTCATACTGGTTTGTAAACGGTGCTGTGGAGCTATTTGGCTCTATAGACGCAAACGGTTTAACAGAGGAATAATCCTCTGTTTTTTTAAAGGAAGGTACAAGCATCTTATAAGTTATAATAATCCATAACAATAACTTGCTTGTGCTTTCTTATTTACTAACCCTTAAAACAATCTAACATGAAATCTAGAAGACTTTCATTTAGAACGTTTGAGCTGTTCAGAACATGGTATACATCCATGAAGACTAAGTTCAGACAACTTGCTTGTGCATTCATTAAGTGGAACACAAGTGAGAGAAGAGTTATGGTGGTGATTACTTACTAATCCCTTCATAACTGATTGATAACGTGGGAGTTACGCAGTGTGGTGAGAGTGATAGAACCACTTCCACGTTATCTTTTAGTTTAAAAAACCTCTCTAAAATGGATTCAAGTTTGCGGATGAGATAGCTATATATTATTTAATTGTTAAAAACTTTATATGGAAATATTAGGATTTATAGGAGACCAACTTATTATTGCTCCACCTTATGCAGGAGCTCTTGAAAATTACATATCTGTTTTTCCTCAAGAATTACATATGTTAGTACAAGAGTATGGTCTTAGAGAGTATTCTTCAGTGGATGAGTTTCAAGATCATTATTTTGGTCAACAACCAAAAACTAATGTTCATAAAGCTTATGGAGGAACTCTCCCATTTTAGCAAGGTGGTGTTAGGCCTTGTGCGTTCTATAGACAGATAACGGTGTGCAGAAATGCTCTTTAAGCCCAACGTGGTGTACAAGACGGCACTGTCTATAGAGGTCACCAAATGTTTTATTGTTATGACAATAGAAATTACTAAAGAAATGATTGCAAATGAAATTTGTGGTCATTTATGTATGATGGCAGAATCTAACCAAGATGAAAGCTTTGAACTGAGTGATAAGTTTATACTTATTAAAAACTGGGAAGATGGTAAACCTTTAACTGTTACTTATGCAGTTATTCTAAAAGGTTACCATTGTTATGGTGGAGATGACCGTTATCCAGAAAGAACCAGAATACCAGAGTTTATATCATCTAATTGGGAAAGAGCTGAGAAAATTTATAAAAAATTAAAGGGCCTGTAACAGGGCTCTTTCTTTTTATAACCAAAAACCTAAT